GTCAAGAACTTGAAAGTATGAGTCGGTTTCTTTAATGATTAAGTCTATAGTACCTTTTATTGAAAGATACCCGGATAGTTCTTTACCGTTCACAACGTATGAATACTTTGCCCATGGTTTCTTGATCTCTATGTCGAAAAATAGCTCTGTAGCATGGACGTTTTGATTTCTAGGGTCAAGTGCCCCATCATTGTAGGCTAGTGCCTTATATGCCCACTTTACGCATGTCTTATAGTCTGTTTCTTCAAGACCAACATCCTCCTCATGCTTTTTATAGTAGTCAAAACATATCTTGGTTACATATTCTATATCATCACATTGGGCAAACGTAAGATTCTTAATATCGTCATTTTTCAGATTCTTGCATTTGTTGTTTTGGGCTATTTTTTTATCAGCAAGAACTTGCATCACACGATGGAGAATCGTACCAAGGACTGCCTTTTTATTCGTCTTATCTTTCATTCCGAGAACATACTGGAAGAAATATTTCATCTCACAGAATTCTAGAGTCCCAAGAGATGAGCTACGATGGAAACATATAATCATTTAATTGAAACTGTGTATTTACCAGTCTCCCTAGTGTTTTGAGTAATTCCTAGTCCAACGAGAATTTTCTTAAAAGAATCACAAGATTCTTCAATAGACATGTTTTGATTATCAACGACTCCATCAAATCCTTCATAATTGTCAGCATCCGTCTCACTCTTGTGAGTGCTTTCATATAACGACCTTGTTAGTCTGATAACTTTCCCACCAGCCTTTTGTACTGCTTGTATCTCGTTGATGAATCTACAATCACCAATAATTGCAATCTCTGGACTATCCTCCTCGATTCTGTCAAAACAGTTTTTTACCCAAATAGGCTCATAGATTTTTCGCATTACTTCTGTGCCTAGAAACTGCATAAACTCTCGGGCAGTCATGGGGCCGGATTCATGAACTGTTATTCCAAAACCAAGGAAATCTTCTGTAGATAATCTCTCGTCATGTCTTCCATAAAGACAGGATGCCCAATCCGGAAGTATAACACCCGGCATATTTTCCCAACGAAGATGCTCTTGAATCGTATTCTTTTCTTCGTCTGTTCCGTATACGCACTCCGGTGGAATATTGAACAAAATCACACACATCTCTTTTAGAGAGTCTGCAAAATTATACGCCCGAATTAGTGGCCAAACTCTACGAGAAGCATACTGATAGAATTCATCAGTTTGTTGATCTAACTCTAGAACTCCCATTTCTTCAAATTCTTTTCCGCTCTCGTCATGGAATGTGGAGTTGACTACTAGCTTGCCTTCTTGAGACATGAAGAATTTTTCTATAACATCATGACGTTTCATTTCATGACCATGAAGATAATTCGACAGAGTTGTTTTGCCACTCTGAAGACGCCCATTTACTGCTACTATTTTTGTCATTAAAATCTTCCTTCTATTTGTGGCTTGATAAGTGTATTAATTTCTGAGATTGTCATTTCGCCAATATCATTGTTTGGTATTTCTACGGTAAATATATTAAAGAGGTGTTTGAATCTATCTAGTATTTCTTTAGTGCATTACGACAATATTTGAAGCACCTGTTTTCTGGATAAGAAATTCCTGGGAGTCGCTGATTTTGCTGCCAAATATTCCAACAGAATTGTGTATTCCAGCCTCCCACAACCGGATAACATCTCCCTGCCCTTCAGCAAGTATTATAGTGTTGGTTCTTCTGATATGCTCAATCGCTTTGCCGTAATTATACAGAAAGTTGGACTTGTTGAACCCCTTCTGATTTATCCATTTACTAGAGCTATTACAAACCGTCCGACCTGTACATCCGATCATGAATTCATCATTTTCATCATAGACCGGAAATACAACTCTTTGATACATTTGACTTGATGGATTTACACATAGTCCCACATCAAATTTGTCTAGAACCTCTTTTGTATAACCTCTATCGATATAAAACTTTGCAGGAAATAACAGATTTCTCCTAACACTAGCCCGACTTGCTTTTATTTGATTGCTATTTTTGCCCTTTTTGGATTCGATCTTAATGAGCTTATCAATAGCACTGCTACTTTCTAAGCTTACAGTGTTTTCGTCTATACTCACATTAGAGCAAAACTTTTTACAGAAATCAATAACTTCGTTAAATCTCATAGTCTTTGAATGCTTTTTTTCCAATAGCATCCATACCAACGACAAAATATCTGCTCCCGGCTTTTCATGGTGACATTGCTTTGTATTGCAAAACCACTTGCCGTAACGCTCTATATTATCTTCGTCAACATTGATATTAAATGCTGTAGGGTTATCACCATCGTGTACTGGACAATAGCTGATAATTAGATTATTTGATTCAAAGTAGTTAGTAACATCAAAAAAGTCTAGGATATCAAAAATCTTTGTCATCAGCTTCAGTTTCAGGATCATCATTTGCTTGATCTGCAAATCCTTGTTGGCCACCGCTTTCATTCTTTTTTATGCTCCTGATTGTACCAAGCTCTTTAATTTTTGCATATTTGCCATCCATCTGCAAGCAGATATATCCGTTATCTTCTATCCCAGGTCCGTGTCTTGAAACAACAGGAATTAGTTTCTTATTGCCACAATTTATACCATCTGTGATTCTCTCCTCGTCAGTCTTATCTTTAAAGATGGAGAAGCTTGTGCAGAGCCAAACCAGCCTATCGGACCCGCTCACAACGTCTGTAGTCTCCTTCGTAATGCCGTCACGATTTAATTGTACAAAGGACAGGCATGGAACGTCGTTCTCTACGCAAAAGTTATGTAGGGCTGTAATTTGGAAGCCCAGCACTTGAAATTCCGCTAGGTTGTTGTTAATGCTATTGGAGGTCATAAGCTTCAAATAGTCATAGATTATGACACAGTCGTTTAGGACTCCATTTTCATCATAGCCGACCTTCTTTATTAGCCATCGTTTTGCGATAGAAAGAGTCTCTTCGAACGGCCTTCCGGCGATACTGATATAGTCATACGGGAGATCTTTCAGAACCTTTGACCCATGGATAACCTTGTCTTTTTTCTCAGGATCGGCAAAGAAGTTTCCGGATGCTATTTCGTTAATCTCTACCTCGCTCAGATTCGCCAGTAATCTATTTACATGATCTTGCTGACTCATTTCTGTATCTAGCATTAGTACTGGAAACTTATGAGTCTTAGCTATGTATAATGCCACATTGTCTCCATAACAACTCTTGCCGGTCTTTGGTCTAGCTGCGACCAAGTCAACACATTTTCGCCTTAGACCACCACCAATAGCCTTGTCGAACGATGGCATTCCCGTAGTTATACCAATAGACTTTCCTTGATTATTATGAAGATGTTCGATATATGCATCTATATCATCTCCAATGGCTTTTGGAGATAGGTCATCTTCCTTAATGTAGGAAAGACATATGTTTTGAATAGGAGTCTCTGCTAATGACAGGATTTCATTAATTGACTCGTCGCCAGTTACCTTATTTAGTTCAGTATAAATTGTTCTTAATTCAGATTGTACCTTCCTTGCAAACTCTAGTCTTTTCAGCTTTTTTGCGTGTTCTAGGATGTTGTCTATATGTATCGGGGTGTTCATAATCCCCGACATATGCTTTAGAGCATCATTCTTTTCAATAAACTCATCAAGATTTAGACTCTTTGCAGAGGAAAGAATATCTGTATAGCCTGCGGTTTCCTTGTTCTTTAGTGCATCAAGAATACACTTGTATAATACCTTATTTGTATCAAGAGTAAAACTGTCCTCGTTCAGCAATAGCTCTACTTCGATTAGACTTTCTCGGCCATATTGAAATAGACCAGCTAGGACGGCACGTTCTGACGCTACGTTTTTTAAACTAGTCTCAATCTTTGACATTAACTACGACCTCTTGTCTTTTTTTGAATACAGTTATCACAGACATAGTTTTCTTTGATGAACATTGGATGAACCTTCACTGACTTATTACATTCCGAGCATTTTACTGCTTTTTCAGAGAATGGCCGTCTGGTTCTTTCTACTGGCTTTATATCATCATCGATTTTGTCAAAGTTTTTGTCTTGCCCCGCTTCTGCGATAGCATCATGCATAGACTCAAACTTGTTTTTCCCATTAGATACTACAGGAGAAGCCTTCTTCCTTTTTCCCTTAACGGTGAAATTATCAACAACTTCTATAGTTCCATTACTATCATTCGTCTCTATGATGTCTTTTAATTTCTTAACGCTTTTTTTTGTTGGCTTCTTAGCCTGAGTCTTTTTCCCTGGTCCTACCGCTTTCATTAGTGCGGATAAAATTTCTGACTTTATGTCATCAATAGAGACATCCTCTTCAACTACTTTCTCTTCTCCCGTTAATTCGGAAAATACCTGACAGACTAGATTCCAGTCTTTTTTGTCTATAGCCTCCTCAAGCATAAATCCTATCTCGCTGGCTAAAATCACAAGCGGCGTTCTACTCATTTGAAACTCCTCGACTTACCAAAGTCTTGAAATAGTGTAACTCTTTTTTTGACATCTTTTGTAGTTTCAGATAGGATCTGCATGCTAGCATACAGCCTTAGTCTACACTTTTCAATGGACTGTGCAAACGAATTCTCTGAAATAATGGACTTCTTTCTTATCTCCGCTGGCAAAAACTTATCGTAATTATCCCAGTATTTGGCATATAAAAAATTCAATGCCTCAATACACCAGTTATATTGACTATCTACTAGATCGTGCTTTTTCTGTAGAATACCCGCGTAATTCATTAAAGTAAGAGCGTTGGCAAAACATTCATCACTAGATAGACTCAATAACTCTCCATTAGTCATGTTGATTATCGGCTCATACTCATCACGGTCTTTATACTCAATAATGTTGTTTTCCGTACAGAATGCTTCTACCCAGTTGGTAAATTTCTGTAATACTTCTATTGACTCACAACTTGTTGTATCAAATTCTTCCATTGTTTTTCCTCATTGTATGGTAAGGTCACTATTTTTATATCGTTCATCAGACACCAATCGATTTTGTCTGAATCTCTTTTTTTGGACTTAAGAAAATCCATTACGTCTTTGTGGAAAAAAGAACAATATTCATAGTGTTGTTTACCATGAACTTCAACAATCAGCATCAATTCTGGTATAAAGAAGTCAGCATAAAGCAAAGATGATCTGCCGACTCTTTTAGATCCAGGCAGAGTAGATTCCTCATAGATAGATGACCTAGGAAATAGCTCTTTTAATAGCTCTCTGGTCTTACTATGTAATGAGGATTTGTTTTCTTGATATCGACGTTTCTTGTTTTTACTGAAATTGAATTTATGTTCTTTGTTGTCAAATCCAATTACCTTCATAGCATTTCTTTTACTTGTTTTTTGATCAACTCAAATATGTCTTTTCTTTCAACTAAAAAGTCGTATATCTTTGCCTGCCCCTGGAATTTAGGCGATTCTTCAAATCCGTGACTTTTATCTAGGAATGGAATGCTATACCACGCCCCTCCCTTTTCGATAATCCCGAATGATTCGGCAAGTTCTATAATCTCTTTTTCTTTGTCGATCCCCTTATTGTATTTGATATAGCTGATACACTCTGTGCCAGAAGAACCTAGTGAGGAACACCCTACTTTCCAGTGTACTAGCTGTCCAACCTTTTTGCTATTCTCTTCCCATGGTTCGATTTTATTTATATCTAGTCTAGTATCTGCTTGATACTGGACCATCGTTCCACAGTCTGGAACTTTGACTTTGCCATATCCAGAGGTATTAGTGATATAATGGGTAATGATTATTACGATTATTTTGTTCTTAACAACATTTTGGGCGTTTTTCTTTACCCAATGTGCTAATAGTTTTGGCAAGGTTGCACGAATCGTTGCGGAGGAGCTTTCTTCCAACTCTGATCTTGGAACCAAAGAAGAACAGGAATCTATGACGCATACTGCACCATTGTTCTCTGGTCGCTTAAAGAGACTCTCTGCAATATCAAGAAAGTCTTCTGCCGATAAAGATTCTGAATCCTCGGGGCTATGAATAATCTGAATCTTATCTAGATCCAAGCCATGAGTACCAGATAGATTATAAGCCTTAAGTCTACTTTCCCCGTCAACGTAGATTACTGGCCTTCCTTCGTCCTGAGCGTTCTTGCATATTTGCAGACAAGTTGTACTTTTACCAGTCTTTGGATCTCCAGATACGACTACCCAGCTACCCTCTAGAAGCCCTCCGTTCAAAGCTATGTCTAAACATGGACTAACGGTGAGGGTTTTTAGATTCTTTTTAACAGAGATTAGCTCAGACCCCTTTGATATTACTTTTCCAAACGCTTTTTGTATCGCCTTGTCATTACTTAAATCAACTTTTTTCTTCTCTTTAGACATGAATCACAAATCCTTCAATATATTTCTTTTGTTTTGTCGAAACGGCTTAGACGGTTCCTCAGACTTATCATAGCTTGAGTCGAACGATTTGTCAAGTCGCTCTTTATCAAATTTCTCTATGATAGGATCTAATTTCTTATCCTGTAATTTGAAAATAAACTTAGCATCAATAGATTTCAATGCTTTTATTACAGAGTCAATATTATACTTTTTAAGTAGCCTAGAAGCGGCTATGACTTGTCCTTTATAAGCACCATGGAGTTTATTCCCACTGACCCAAAACCTTTCTGGACATTTGCCGCTATTGAAAAATTCATTACGTTTTTCAAAAATGGTTTCTGCCAAGAAATTAGCCGGGGTTATATATCCTTCTTTGTACTTAGACTTAAAAGGAGTTTTTTCAGAACATTCTTTTGGTTTGTTCTGCTTTCTATCATCGGTTTTTGATCTGATGGATGTGGGTTGAGAGTGGGGATCTTCCTGCTGATTTGTTTGCTTCACCTTTTTCCGATGCCTCCTTAGTCATGATTGCGTATCCTCGCTTGCTATTGATAGCCATAAGCTTATCTACTGTAAAGCTGCTATTCTGTTTGTCAACACACTCGGTATAAAAATCCTTTACCCGGTCCTCACTACATTCTAGATTTTCTGATATTGTTTCAAGAGATAGTGTCTTGCAGTGGTTTTCAATATAGAACTTTTCTACTACGGACAAAGGGACTGGTTTGGTTTTTTTATTACTCATTTTTACTCCTTAAGTATCGATTTGATTTTTACTAGTTTGTCTTTTAGATCTTGAATACACCCTATGTATGAATCATGTGTTTTCCTATACTCTATTATTGTAGTGTCATCTAAAAACGCAATCTCGTCACTATGCATAGCTCTAAGGAAAACATCGTCCTTAAAGTGTTCGCCTAGATTTGGGCTTATTATTATTACTGAATCAAATTTTTC